CTGGCGAGTTTCGAGCTTTCCCCAGCGAGATCGATCCGACGTTTCCTGCGCCAAGCGCTTCGCACCGCGGAGCCGTCTCTGGAATGCATCGCGAGGTGGCATCGCTGGACCGATGGACATGAAGGAGGACCTGCCTCCTCAGTCCCTCATTCCTCCGGGTATGCAGCCGCCTGGACAAATGGGACCGATGGGTCCTTTGGGTCCAGAAGGTGCGCCGATACCGGAGATGATTGGCGGGATGGGCCAACGTCGTAAGCCAACCTTTGCTCCAGACGAGATGGGTATGGAGCCTGGGTTCTAGACAGTGCCTGTCGTTGCCTCGGGTAGGTTTGAGAAGATTTGGCGACCACATGATAAACAGACGGAGTTCATTCAGATTCCATTCGAGGTCTTTGAAGCCCTTTACGGTGGAGCTGTCGGAGGTGGGAAGTCTGAACTCCTTTACATGCTCCCAATCGTATACGGCTTCCACGAAGTCCCCCAATTTCATGGTTGCCTGTTCAGAGAAACCTTCCCTCAGCTCGAAGCCTCTCTCATTATGCGCGCCGTCCCCATCTACAAGATGCTGGGCGCACGCTATGACGAGACCAAGCACGTCGCCACATTTCCCTCAGGTGCTAAGATTCGCTTCTCTTATCTGGAAACAGATAAGGACGCGCGCGATCACGACACCAACGAGTATCAGTATCTTGGCTTTGACGAGCTTACTGCTTTTAGTCAGTTCCGTTACATCTACCTCACTTCTCGCGTCCGTTCTCTCATTGACGGAGTTCCTCCTATCGTTCGCGCTGCTACTAACCCTGGTAATATCGGTCATCTATGGGTTAGGCAGCGTTTCGTTGAGGCTGCTCCAAATGGTGGTGAGCTGCTTTACGACGAGTATGCAGAGACGTATCGCATCTTCGTTAAAGCACTGCTTACAGATAATCCACACCTTCTTCTTAAGGACCCCGGTTATCTCAAGCGTCTACGGCTTCTGCCTGAGGCTGAGTATCGTGCTAAGGTTTTTGGTGACTGGTGGGTTTTCGCAGGGCAGGTCTTCAGCGAGTGGCGAGACCCATTCTACGGAGCACGCTTCGAGGACGAGCCTGATAATGCCTGTCACGTCATTGACGACGTCAATCCCCCTTCTTACCTGCCTCGAATCGTCGCTTGCGACTGGGGATTTAGTCCTGGCCGAACCTGGGTGGGATGGGGAGCTGTGCTTCCAAATCGACGTGCCCTTTTATACCGTGAACGAGTCTGGTCCAAGACAAATATTTCTGTCTGGGGAGCAGATGTCGCCCGTCTTTGTCAGAACGAGCGAGATTCCATCGTCGCATGTAAACTAGATCCAAGTGCTTGGGGACATCGTGGAGAAGACAAGACAATCGCAGAGCAGATCATCGAAGCGACCGGTTTGCCCTTTGAGCGAGCCGACAACGACCGTATCGGTGGTAAACTGCTTATGCACGAGTTCCTCCGATGGAGGCCGAAGCCCGCATCATTTGTTCCTGCGGATGGATATTCTGATGAAGCGGCTTTCTCAATCCTCAGAAATCGGGGCCCCGAACAATATCGAGAATACTGTGACCTTTTTAAGCCAGAAGAACCCGAGATTGATATCCCTCGTCTTCAAGTCTGTAAGGGCTGCACAGAATTTCGTAAAACAATACCGGCTTGCGTTTATCCAAGTGACGACATTAAATCGGTTAAGAAAAAAGAGGACGTTGCTGAATTCGTTGGAGACGACCCTTACGATGGTGGTCGTTACCTAATCAAGGCTATCGATGATTACTGTAATCTCAGTCAAAAGCTTCATCTCAAACACAGTGCTCTCGGTGAGATTGTGGATAGGCTGGAGAAAACTCAGGACTGGAATACTTACTATCGTCAGATGGCCGGCTACGAGAGGCAGTTCTCGAAGACTCCTCGAAGCGTCCAACGTCATAGAAGATTCCGTCCTCACGCTTACTAGGAACCAGCTCATAACGCAAATACTTTCGCTGCGCGAACAATTACATCGGAGCGACATCGAAGCGATACGTTGGGAGCAGGAATATCTGGCGTTGACGATTGAACACAGGAGGCTGCTTGAGCGAAACGAGACCAGGTTGGATGGCTTGCTTGACCAGCAGCGGGAGATTGTCAACTCCCATTTGGGTCTTGGACAGGTTTCTAACCAAACAGGAACAATCCCCAAGCCAATTTCTGTGCGAAAACCCTGGAAGTCAGTCCAAGCAGACTTTGAGCGGAAAGACAGAGAAGCTCACTGGCGAGACAAGATAGCAGAAGTTGAGAAGCACGATGCGACGGCTATGAACAAGGTCGTTGACAAAGAAGACCCCGAAGTAGCTCAGGACTTGGAGGACCTAAAAGATGGCTCAGATTCAGGTTCGCGATGAGGACGGTCATCCGATACCTCGTATCAATATTCGCATCATAGAGGGTTTGAAAGAGAATCCTGTCCTCGCTGATGCGATATTCGATTACGACACGGATATGGCCGGCAACAAAGGCTGGCGTATTCCTCACTGGCCTGACGCCGACTACACGCTGCACGTCAACGCTCCTGGCCTCGGAGAGACGAACGAGACCTATGACTGTGTGGCTCGTCAGGTTGTCAAGGGTCACGACACCAACATCATCGTTAAGCTCAAACGCGTTTTCCCTAAGGCGCGCACGGGAATTGTCAAGGCAGACCGGTTTGCCGTGCGCGATGACGAAGGTCTGCATCACTATCTGGGGATTACGTGTTTCTGGGCACCAATTGGATTTAAAAGCGAACGTGAGCACATCCTTAGGAATCTTGATTGGTGCCAGAAGAAAAAGATTGACTACATCCGCTTTCTTTGTGAGGTAGATTGGGCAGGTCGAGAGATTCTTCCGAGCTGGCCAGACTATGAGGCTATCATAGCAGAGACCATTGACGAGGTCTACAAGCGTGGGATGAGGTCTCAGCTAACGCTCGTCGGTGGCAGGAATGCGCCACACATGGAGGTCGCTGCGAAGGTCGCTCATGTAGTCCAGCAGGATAGGCAGCACAAGGTTCTTTACATCGAGGATGTCAACGAAGCAGCCCGACTTGACAAGGTAGACCGTCCAATGTTGCAGAACATGACGAACTATCTGAGGTCGAGAGTTCCAAACCTGATTGGCCTATCTCATCCGATGGCCGACTGGAATGAGTGGAAAGCTTTGATGAAGTCCTGCGGTGGCAATGTCTGGATTCTGCACACGGAGCGAAACGATGCAGATTTTCACTGGCGTCAAGTTCGACAAGCCTACGATTTTGCGTCGGGTGAGTGGGTTGGCTCAAATCAAGAGGGTCCCGGTCCAGCGTCTAGTGTTGGAATCTTGGACGATCCTCGCCAGCTTGCACTCTATCGCTTCCTCTCCCATATGTGCCGATGTGGATTCTTCACGTTCCACGTTGGCGCCGGAGTTACTGGACTGGTCGACCCAGAACGAGGAAGACCGGCGAATTTCGATGAGGTCCCTAACATCGATGTGATGATTGATGCGCTCCACTCTGTAGAACCGTGGATGCCAGAGGGATTTCAGAATTGGCAAGTCGTCAACAATGGACGTGACATACATCCTCTACCTCTCAATGGTGCAGTCGGCAAGGGATTCTGGGAGCGAAACTCTGGAGGCTCTGTCAACAAGAACTATATGGCCCTTGGACCTGATGGTCGCTTTGTTGGCGTCTTACTTGGTGTCAACATTGGACCCGAGGGAGAAGATACGACTCATGTCGGCACCGCACTCAGGAAGTGCCAAGTCTCAGCATATGACCCGGTTGTTGGCCTCGTCGACGCTCGAACTCTGGCATCTGGTGAGAAATGGATGCTTCCTGGTCGTGCTGACAAGATGATGGGCTACGTCGTGGTTGGGAGGAACGTATGAAGTGGCTCAAAGCGCTTCAGATTGGACTTGGCGTCATCAACATCCTTGAAATCAAGGGTGTCAAGGTGAAAGGCGTTCCAATCGGGAGCATCGCAGCTGTAGTCGAGGAAGCTCTCACAACGAACAAAACGGTGGATGAATTTGTAAACGGAGGTCAGAAAAATGGACAGATGGAGAAGGTTCGCGACGGCATTACCCCTGGTCATGGTGCTTATCGAGCTGGCGGAAAGCCTCAAATCCCTGACCGCGGGAAGTCCGGAATGGCAGACCGCAATCGTTACCCTCGTTGACACGGCTGTCGCGACGGTGGAGATTGCAGTTGGCAAGGACATCGTCGACAATGCACGGCTTCGTGAGGCTGTCATGGCGTCACTGAATGTCAGAGCGCCGAAGCCTACGTTGCCGCCGTCGCCGGTCACGATTCCAACCGAGCCAACGCTGACGACGTAAGGAAAACAAAATGGCTCCTGTCGAACTTGAACCACCTGTTGTCGAGCCTGAAGTCGCAGAGGATTTAGCTGCGATGGAGGGTTCTGAGGAGGAGTTTACTCCGCTTCACGACGAACCTGAGGGCAAAGCTCTACTCGGCATCGTCCAGGAGTTCAGTCGACAGGAGCAGTTTGTTCGTGAAACTCAGATGAAGAAGTGGAGGAAGCACTATCACTACTGGAATGGACTTCAGTATCTTGCCTGGTCTGAAGTTGCGCACGACTGGATGACAGCCGACGACATTGTAGAGAACGATCCTCAAGCCGACATTGACCCTGCTCTATTCGCCAAAGTTATCAATGTCTACAAGGCTCACGGGGAGATTCTCATTGGCGCGCTTTCGTCTGGTCTCCCGGCAGTTAGATTCTTCCCCAAGGATGCAGACGACCATGAAGATGTCATGGCAGCTAAGGCTCGATCACGCATCGCCGAGCTGATTCAGAGACAAAACAAGGCACGTCTGCTCCTCATGAAGGCCCTCTTTATCATGTATAATGAGGGTGTCATTTTTGCCTACAACGAGAACAAGGAGGATAGCCGCTTTGGCATCGTAGAGACTCCTGAGTATGGCGAAGTTCCTGTAACCAAGCGCGCGTCCTACTGCCCGAATTGTGGGATGGAGTTCGGAGTAGAGGAGGTTGACCCCCAGATGCTTGAGATGGAGCAGATGGAAGGAGTAGAGCCACAGGAGCAACAGTGTCCTCAGTGTGGTCAGATGGTCGTTCCTGAGCACGATGACATGCAGGAGATGCAGGAGCAGGTAGTAGGGACCAACCAGCAGCCGAAGAATCGTGAGTGCCTAGAGATTTACGGTGGCATGAACGTTTCCATACCTGTCTGGTGTAAGGACCAGCATTCTGTCCCGATGCTCAAGCTCATCACTGAAGAATCCATTTACATGATGAAGGAGATTTATCCGGAGATTGCCGAGCTCATTGTCTCAAGCTCCTATCCGGATACCTATGAGAAGGAGATGCGCGTCTCTGGTCACTACAAGAATGACTTCCCACGCGATCTCTGCACAGTGGAGCGCTGTTGGATTCGTCCCTGGGCCTACAACTATTATGAGAAGGATACAGACGATGCGCTGATTCTCAGGGAGCTTTATCCTGATGGAGTCTACGGCGTCGTCATCAACGGTAGCATAGTCGCTGAGATTCTCTCGGACAAGCTGGATGATCACTGGACTATTAGTGAGAATCCACTGTCTGAAGTCCTGCACGCTGAAGCGATTGGGTCGACGATGGTCCCCATGCAGGACATTACCAACGAACTTGCCAACATCACGTTGGAGACTATTGAGTTTGGCATTCCGGAAATTTTTGCCGACGGCAGAGTCTTGGACTTCGATGCTTACCAGAAACAAGAGGCTCGTCCAGGACAGATTTCTCCAGCCAACATGCCACCGGGAGGTCAAGGACTCTCATCAGGCTTCTTCGAGATGAAAGCATCGACGCTATCCAGAGAAGTCGAGATGTTTGCCGACCGCATAGAATCGATGGCTCAGTTCATTATGGGCTCGTATCCATCGGTCTACGGCGGTGTCCAAGAAGGTGGTGGTGGGACTGCTCGTGAGTATGAGGAGAGTAAAGCTTCAGCTCTCCAGCGTCTCTCGTCGACCTGGCTCATCATCCAAGAGTTCTGGGCGCGTGTCATGGGCAAAGCTGTCCAGTCGTTCGTTACGAATATGCAAGAGGACGAGAAGTTTGTCACCTCGAAGGGTAGCAACTTCTTGAATGTGTGGATTCGTAAGGCAGAGTTAACTGGAGAAGTCGGAGAAGTAGAGCCGGAAATCTCAGAAACCTTCCCAATCTCATGGGCGCAAAAGCGTGACATCGTCATGCAGCTTATCCAGATGGGGAATGAGGACATCAATGTTGTTATTAGGCACCCTGAGAATGCTGGCCTAATAGCCTCGACTATCGGCGTTCCAGAACTTTACATCCCAGGGGACGATGACAGAAACAAGCAGTTGTATGAAATCTCTCAGCTCATTGTGGCCGAGCCGATGGAGACAATGCCAACTGCTCAGAATCCTACTGGACTCTATAGTTCAGTCCCCGTTACACAAGAGCTTGATAATCACTCGATTGAGGCTGAAATTTGTAGGTCTTGGCTGAAATCTGAAGTTGGCCTCGACGCGAAGGAAAACAATCCTGGTGGCTATGCCAATGTCTTAGCTCATCTTAACGAGCATCTTCTGTTCGAGCAAATGATGATGGCTCCCGCACCTGAAGAAGGTGAAGAAGTGAGCGAGGAAGGATTGGAATCCAATGTCTAGAGTGCGATTCGACGAACCAGTTCTCACCGACGTATCAGCTCTCAACACAGCGAGTGTTCCTGTGCAAATGCCGGGAGCAGTCTACGCTGAACTGATAATCACCTTTGGGGCAGGGACTAGCGCAGGCTCATTCGTCCTGGAAGAATCAGATGATCCTCTATTCGCTGGAACATGGGCGCTTCTGGAGACGGTAGCGTGGGCCGCGGTCAGCTCCAAGGTCATCAAGAAAGTCGTCGGTCCGTTCAAATATCTCCGTGTTCGTGCATCTGTCGGCGTGGTCGGAGGGACCGCATCGGCGAGACTTAACATTATCGACAACTAGGTGACCTATGTTCAAGAAACTACAGCTTTTCTTTGATCCTCCCGACGGTGATGCTGGTGGTGGCGAAGGTCTATCCGAAGGCCAGCAAGACCTAGCCGACATCGAAGAAGAAACTCCTCCAGAAGGTGAGCAAGAGGAGGAAGCTGAGGGAGAAGAGGAAGAAGAAACTCCCGAAGGCGAGGAAGGTGAAGAAGGTGAAGAAGAGGAGGAAGAAGATGCTGAGGAAGAGGGACAAGAGGAAGAAGAGGGAGCTGAAGGCAAACCTCGCAAAACAGGTGAGATCGAGCGAGATGCCGACGGTCGAGTCACCTTCAAGGCAATCAACACAAAATACCCAGGAATCTTCAAGGATGTCCCAGAGCTAAAGGCGGCATTCTTTCAGCTTCCGAAGTATCAGGAGATTTTTGCCGACCCGGAAACCGCTGCGGATGCCAAGTCCAAAGCGGATGAATACGACGTAATCGAGAGCACTCTCGTTAATCAGGCGAATCCGGAGTTCCTCATCAAGACCATCGGTGAGAACGCTCCGAAGGCTCTCGTCAAGCTGATGAAAGCGTTTCCCGCTGCGCTCCAGAAGGGCGAGTATGAGGAAGCGTATCGCGCGCTGGCCAATCCCATCGTCGAGGACCTGCTCTACCATGCACAGAACTATGGCAACAGGACCAAGGACAAGAATCTATTCCTGGCTGCGCGACACATTGCAAACTTCCTCTGGGCCAACGGAGGCGAAGTTCCAGACATCACCAAGCGAGAGAAGGCGAAGGAACCGTCTGAGGCTGAACGTCAGTTGCACACGGAACGTCAACAGCACCAGCAGGAGAGATTCTCCGGAGCCATCCAGTCTATTGGCTCTGAGTGTGCTTCTTCTGTCAATTCCATTCTGGCTAACAAGTTGGATGGACTCACGCCGTTCGAGAAACGGATGCTCGTCAGGGAAGCCAAGACAGAGCTAGACGCTACGCTCAATAAGGACAAAACCCTTCAAAACACGCTCAAATCCCTCTGGTCGAAAGCCAGAGAGGATGGCTATAGCCCAGCCTCGAAAGAGAGAATAAAAAATGCGTGGCTCTCACGCGCGAAGGCTGTGGCTCCAGGTATCAGGAATCGTCTCAAGGATGAGGCCATCGGGGGTCGCAGACCCGGCACCGAGGGCGACGCAGGACAGAGGCAGAGAAAGCGCACGTTTAGTTCACAGGGCGGTCGGGCGACGAGGTCATCTTCGAGGGTTGTCGATCCTTCCAAAATCGATTGGAAGAAGACCTCCGACGCCGATATTCTTGGGGACGATACGAGCCGGGTTCATCTGAAAAAGTAGGACAACATGGCTCAAACAGAGACCCAAGTTGTCGCTGCTGAACTCGAAAGAGTAGCCAGCAAAGTGCCGATTCTTTTCGAGCGCGATGCGATGTTCTATGCGAACGTCGAGAAGCGCCCGGTGGAAAAGGTATCAGCGAGGGACATGCGAGTGCCGCTCGAAATTCGGCCCGGCGGTCTCTTCGGTTACTTCGATGCAGCAGGCGGCGACCTCGGGCGTGGAGAAGGTCCCACGTTTGAAAAAGCCACGGTGTCAACGGTCAACTTCAAGTATGCTGTGGAATGGCATAAAAAGACTCAGTGGGCCACGGACGACGCTCGGAAGTCCGTAGTCAACTCTGTCCGACACCTGCTCGCGAACTCCATGAAGGAGTTCCGGCGCATGGTCGATGCCAATCTGATGACGGCAGGAGACGGTGTTATCGGAACCGTCTCGGTCGTCGCAGGCACAGGCCCATACGTGTTGACGTTGGGGACTGATGGCTTCGGAACGCGTCTCATTCGTCACGGCCAGAAGGTCAACATTTACAATTCGACCCTGGCCACACCACGGACACCCGGCGACGAGCGATCAGTCACACTGGTCGACTCCGAAGCCAAGCAGATCACCATCGCAGGTGGAGCGATTACCGGAATCACGGCTGGCGACAAGGTAGTGGCTTCGGGTCTGACGGGAGCGAATCCTGTTGGTATCCTCGGAGTTCCCTATCATCACAACAACGCCAGCACAGGGACATGGCTTGGTCTCGACCGAGCGACGTTCCCCGAAATCCGAGCGAATCGCATCACGGCGTCGGGTTCGCTCGCACTCCAGCATCCACGTCGCGCGCTGAACAAGATCGGCGAGCGTCTTGGACTTGAGAACGGTCTCAAGCTCAAGGCGTGGATGCATCCCTGCCAGGTCCAGGCTTATGAAGAGCTCGGCCAGTTGGTTTCGCAAATCAACAAGACCGACTCGGCTAAGGAAGGCCTCGACCTCTTCTTCGACGTCCAGCAGATTGCTGGCGTGATGGTGAGGAAGCACTTCAACTGGGACAAGACGCGCATCGATTTCGTCGTGGATGAGGTCTGGGGTCGTGCGGAGATGAACCCGGCCGGATTCTACGAGGAGGAAGGTCGGCGTCTGTTCGAGGTCCGCGGAGCGTCCGGAGGTGTTGCGGCAGCGACCTTGTTCTATCTGGTCGCGTCCTTCAACACGTTTACCAACCGACCGCCAGCCACTAGCTATATCAGTGACCTGACGGTCCCGACGGGCTACTAAGCCGTCTTTCAGAGGAGGATAGCATGTCAAGTCCGAATCCCGAAAGATGGGCGCCGGGAAATGAGCACAATCAGTGTGTCGGTGCGGACCTTGCATCGGCAGCAACGATTGTCCCGACGCATCGTATCCACAGAGTGACAGGGACGGCAGCGGTCGTCAACATCACTCCACCGTGGGCGACGTTCTCAGGAGAAATCATCCTGGTTCCCACGGGCGCATTCACGACCACCGCGGCAGGCAATATCGCAACAGCGGTCACAGCGGTCGTAGACAGGCCTCTTCACCTGACCTACGTCCCCTCGACCGGTAAGTGGTATCTGGCTGCCGTAGCCTAGAGTAGAGGGTCTGCCGTGATTAACACATCGGTAACTGAGAAGCAGGTGATCGAAATGATCAATCGAGACTTGCTGTCGAAGTATCGGGTGTTGGACGGCAGACCCATCTATCGGGTGGTTTTCTCAGGTGACCAGTACGAAACGAGAAAGGGAAAGTTCACGGACTGGTATGGTCACATCATGATTCGCGAAGTGACTGCGGTTCGGACGGTGCCGAAATATTGGTATATCAAGCCAGATTGTTGGGTCCTTGAGAGGTTGACCTTCTTTGCGGGAGTTCAAGCTCTGAAGGAGATCAGCGAAGAACTGGTCGAGGCAAGGAATGGAAGCTATGAGACATTGCTCCCGTTCAGAGATGGAGAGGGAAATCCGCTCCCTTGCAATCAAAGAATCGTCGATCTTGTTATCTGGAAACTCCACAACCCAACGAAGGTTCTACCAAGCGATATCGAAGCTGCTCGCGTCGCTGAAGAGCAAGAAGAAACGAAATATTTCGAGGGTGAGATTGGTAAGGATGAAAGGCCGGAGCTCTTTATCTGGGACAACTCGGCGTTCGTGAGCACTCGACAGCTTGCGTTCAAGCAGGAGTATGTCGAGAAAAGCAGCAAACCTCTAACTGGACTGGAGTAATCATGGAAGAATACGTTGACATCAGCACCGTCGTTTCTCTGCTTCCCATACCTCTCTGCGAGCACAAGCCGGGACTCCAGCCTTCCGAGTATATCATCAAGGCTGTGAAGAATCCCATGCGTGATTGCGAAGTTCTCTGGGTCTCACGCGCACGCTTCCCGGTCTACATCGACGAGCACCGACCTGCCTTAGTCGTTCCAGAGCCGTCGGACCGTGTCGCTGCGGCCATCTGTCGGGACTACAAGACCACGGTCAGTGGCTTCGAGTCCGAGGTAGCCGAGCCTGGTCTCTTCTGGCTCAAGGATCAATACAAGATTGGCGAGATCTTGAACGGCATCGACGCGAAGGTGACACGGGCGTTGGAAAGAGCTCGTGCCTTGCAGAACGAGTGGTTCAAGCGCTTGGTCGTTCAAGCCGACGACAACTGGGGCAAGTACCGGATGCGCCGGATGGTCTCCGATATCGAGCGACTCGCGGCAGTTGCTCTCGGCATGGAGAAGGAGTGGAACATTGACACGATGGTCGAGCGAGCCTTGACCGTCTGCAAGTTCTGCCGTTCCCAGGTCAACAACGACGCCATCGTCTGCCCCCAATGTCACGGCATCCTGAACATCGAGCGGGCGACGAAGGAGTTCAAGACTATCGACCAACTGCTCCAGACTGTGGCACCTGCTAAATAGTTCGCTGAGCGAACATTAAGGAGTCTATGGCTGAAATCTCAATGGAGAACGTCGTAACTGTGTTCAAGTCAGTCCCTGTCAATGAAGGACAGGTGGTGACCATCAAGCTCGTTGAGGAGCGCTTTCTGGAGATGGCCGAAACCATCCTCACGAATGTTCCTCGTTGTGCGCATCGGTCGGCTGCGCTGAGGGATCTGCTCCAAGCAAAGATGGTGTGCATCGACGCCATCGCAAAGGGTGGATTGATATAGCAAGATGCCTCTACTAGCAAGCACAGTTCTGACGTCGGCGAGGATTCTGCTGAACGATCCAACAGGAGCTATCTTCCCTGATACTCCTATGTATGGTCTGATGGACAAGACCTATAAGGAGCTTCAGACGCGCCTCAATGCCATAGGGGTGTCGACGGCAAAGGAAATAACGTCACCTGCTATTGACGTTCCGCCTGGAACTCTAGCGCTGATAGAGGGAGCGCTTCTGCCTGCTAATCTTGTTTATCCGGTTGATCTTCAGGAGCGCCGTGATGGTGGAACTGACGATGACTGGGTTGACATGGAGGAGCAGGAATGGGGATCAACTGTAGTCCAGAGTTCATCGTTGCGATTCTGGGCCTGGCGAGAGGAGGAGATAAAGTTTCCTGGAGCTACAGTGGCTCGGGAAGTAAAGATCAAATACATCAAGTCTCTCGGTGCTATTACTGGAGCAGCATCTACCATCTTAATTCTCAACTCTGAGACATGGATGGCACAACGTCTAGCATCTTTGGCTGCACTTTTGCTTGGATCGAATCCTACGCGCGCGTCTGCGCTAAACTCGGATCTCGCCACTATCTGGGAGGACCTGAAGGCCACGTTGGTCAAACGTAAACAGGCGATCCCGGTAAGGCGAAGGAGAACACGTTACAGAGTCCTATAGGGGTGAGGGGCAACCCTCGTGCATAAGGCACACTCCAAGGACAGGAGAAAAACATGAAAAACGTTATTGCTTTGATCAAGAATTGGGCCGAGCGAAATCTGCTTTACTCCTTCACAGATGTCAACGTCGGCATCACCATCAGCATCAGAAAACGATTCACAATCGCAGAGGTCAACGCTGGAGCGACGCTCCTTCCTGCTCCTGGCGTTCGTTTCGCCTATCGGATGATTGATGCTGCTCTACTCGCAGTTGGCGGAGCAGCAGCGGCGCACACGTCAATTGACATTCTTGGGACGCTCACATCGGCCAGGAAGCTCATGGCCGGTTTGGTTGCTGGTACGACTCAGAGCACGTTGCTCAGGGCTGGAGCTGTGACCAACGGAGTGCTTCTGGCTGACGGAGCGTCCTTCACACGTAACGACGCCAACACAGCCATCACGGTTGGCAAGACTGGGGCCGACGTAACAACGGCGACCCACGTCGACGTCTTTTTCACATACGTCGTTGAATTGGTCCCGTAATGAAGGACCACGCTCCCCTTGTAATCGATTCGTTTCGTGGCACCTTCGACCGAGGGGAGGATGATGTCGTCCCTGCTGGCTTCTTCATCGACAGCCTAAACATACGCTTCCTGAGGGGAGGGTTTAACACACGATACGGAACAACTTCTACCTTAACTCTGGCTAACATCCGGAGGATTGCTGTCTATAAGAGGGTGGGAGAGGCTCAACGCCTGTTGATCTTGGTTAGTGGTGGATTACTTTACGACTCAACCAACCTTTCAACACCCATCCTCTCTATAGCGGCTATGTCTGACTTCAGCATGGCTACTATCTTTGGCCGTGCCTATATCACTCCGCACAATGGACTGACTGGCCTACCAGGGGAAAAAGTCTATGTCTACACTGGAGCAGGGACAGCCCTTCCAGCAGCAGGGTCAGCTCCGTCAGGCTTTACGCTGACTATCACAGAGGACGTTGGATCTGGTAATATCGAGGCAGGAATCCATGCTTATGGTGTAGCCTTCGAGACTGCAACTGGCTATATCACAGCACCTGGTGGATTCGTTCAACATACGACAGTAGGTGGATTCGGCGCCAACGTAGGAGTGCTTGCTATAGGTCCTGCAGGAACGGTAGCTCGACATATAGTAGCGACTAAACTACTTCCCAATTTCATTGGTGACTTTGCTAACCAGACTTACTACTTTGTTCCTGGAGGTCGTGTTCCAAATAACACAGCTGTCAACTTCACTGTCAATTTCTACGACGCAGACCTGCAAGATGAAGCGACGTTTCTACTCGAACAGGAAACTGAGATTCCTGCTGGAGTAGGCATATCGCTCTATCGTGGGAGAATGATTGTTTGGGGGGAAAACCTAAATCCTGCTACTGTTAGAGTGAGTAAGTCTGGAGAGCCAGAAAGCATGAACGCGGTAGAAGGTTTTCTCACTTGCAATCCTGGCGACTCTGGCGGTGGAGTCAAGAATTGCTGTGAGTATCGCACTCAGTTAGTCATGTTCAAGTCGCAGAGGACCTACGTTACTTCAGACAATGGTGACGAAGCTGCTTTCTGGGAGGTCAATTCTGTTGACATGAGCGTGGGAACTGAGTGTCATGGCTTAGGTAAGTCTCTTGATTTCGGTGAGAATGTGCAAGACCAGATATTTGTAGCAGACAGGACAGGTTTGCGAATGTTTGGTGGCACATTCAGTCAAGCTACGGTTATCACTGGAGATTTTGAGGACCAGTGGAATCGTATCAACCAGGCCGCTTTTCATACAGTAGAGGTCGCGATTGACCCAGTTAGACAGCATATCTACGTGGTCGCTCCATTAGACGCAGCGGTAGTGCCAAGCCACACATTCTTTGGGGACTACTCGGATGAAGCGATCAAGTGGACTACTTGGTCGTTTCCATGGGCTCCTCAGAGTATTACGGTAGACGTCGTAAACAGCGTGCCTGTTCCACGTTTTGGTGCATATGTTGGAAACGTCTACAACATAGATGAGACTAATCTGCTCGATGGTCTAACAGCCATAGAGAGTTATGTAGAGTTCCCGTTCTACCCAGTTGGTCCAGAGGATGATGTTGTTAACCATTTCACAGGGATAAGGTTGCGCGCCAAGGGTGCAGGCAATCTACTCATATCCCTTAGAGGATTGGATAACGCATTAACTGCTAACGCTCAGGGACTATCTCTTAGCGCTGCTCCAGGCAAGCCTCTGATGCGTGGCTTCAATTTCACTAGCGAGCGGTGTGCTGTTAAGCTGAGACTAGCAAACGCAAACGAGTGGATGAACGTGACCAAGTTTACGTTGTTTGCCACTCCTGTCTGGGACGAGCGGCCCGAGGGATAATGTTCAGGGAAGACGTTGAACTGCTTATCGAACCTCTTAGGCATACAGACCCTAGGACGTGGCAAGCTCTGCAAACTCTCAATCGTCAACTATTTGAGATTTCCGTAGAGCTAGAGCCACTAACTCAGCAGTCAACTCTACCTCCTGGTGGTATCTCTACGATTGACTCGCCCTTATCCTTTAGTGCAGTTTCAACAGGAACGACAGTTAGATTTAGTTGGAGTGGTGTATCCGGCGCTGTCCAGTATGAGGTTCGTAAAGGACTTGTTTGGGAGACAGCAGACTTTCAATTCAGGACCACTAACCTCACAGCTGATATTGATCCAGTGCTCTACGGAGATCATACCTATCTCATCAAGACACTGGACATTAACGATGCCTATTCAGTCACACCTACACCACTTATCTTTTCGGTCACTCAGATTCCTGCTCCTGACATCACTGGTAAGGTGATTGATAATAACGTCCTGCTGACCTGGACTGCACCTGATTCAACTTTTAACATTAGGTATTTCATTCTCACAAAGGATGGAGTTCAGATAGGGACTTCACCTGGAACCTTCGCGACCATCTTTGAGACCGTATCAGGCATTTATACCTATGGGATTACTGCTGTCGATATAGCAGGAAATATAGGGCTTGAGACGCTCATACCAGTCAGGGTCAATCAACCACCCGACTTTGCCTTGCAGGATCGTCGTGTAAGCACGTTTTCTGGGACTAAGGTTAATACGCATTCTAGGAATCGGCTTGGAACTCTAGTCCTACTTTGCTCTTGGGTCGCTACAACATACCAAGATCACTTTACTACCAGAGCATGGCTCACTCCACAGAATCAGATTACCGCTGGATACCCAATCTACATCCAGCCGTCTTCGACTACTGGGTCCTACGAAGAGGTCGTAGACTATGGAGTTATCCTTAATAATCTCATAGCTATAATCACATACAACATCAATGTGATTACACCTGCATCTGCTGTTGCCATAGTCGTTAAAATGGCAGTATCAAATGACAACGTGAGCTATACCTCCTTCGTGAGCGGTTCTTCTCAGTTCTATGCTCAGTTTCGTTATCTAAAGTTTAAGCTTGAATTCACTGGTGTTGATGACAAGGCGCTTATCGAACTCAGCGAGTTGACCACATCCATTGACGTCAAGCGAGAGAATGATGGTGGTGAGGTAACTGCGCTATCTACTGACGTTGGAGGGACTCAAGTCTTTTTCAACAAGGCTTTCAAGGATATAGAGTCCCTGACGGTAACAATCAAATCTACCAATGAGCCATATATTGCAATCTTCAATTTCGTGGACATAGCAAATCCAACACACTTCTTTGTCTTTGCTCTAGACTCTACTGGAAATAGAGTTACTAAGGTCGCCGACTGGAAAGCTCGTGGTGTAATCTAATGTGGCAGCGCTGGAATCAGAGCACTCACATTTTTGAGAAATCCGATAACGACGGGGCAAGCTGGGTCCCTCTGCCGCTTTCCGCTACAATTCTGTCCGAAGGAGTGATAACAAGAGCTAGACAAGATGCGCTGACAGCTTATCTGGACGTGGCTAATATTTTCACATTAAACCAGCAGATTACTAAAACACGTCCAGAGTTTATTGCTCTATTTTCGGCAGGAGCTAGTAAGTCCCGTTTTTCACAACCAATTTCTGGTGCTTTACACATCACTCAAAACTTAGGCTACGATGGCACAAACTGGAATCTTGATGATACAGGGGTAGATGGAGGAGTTCTTCGTATTGGCGCTACTGGAATTCTTAGTTATTTCCGAGCAACAGCAGGCTCAAATCCGCGAACCCTAGTAACTCAGTTTCAGATGAACTCGGCTGGCTATTTTGACTTACTACTTGGCCAGCTCAAATTTCCAGCTACACAAAACGCAAGCAGCGATGCAAATATACTTGATGACTATGAGGAAGGCACGTTTACACCAACTCTGACGGGCACCAGTGGCGCTCCTACATATTCAGCACAGGTTGGGCGATACCAGAAGATTGGTCGATGGGTGTTTCTTCAGGGTCGAGTAACTATTACAGCTGTGAATGCGCTAACTGGCATCATTCTCTTGAATGGACTTCCGTTCGTAGCTGATGCTACCGCAAGTAATCATGGTGGATTTTTCATGCACTACTGGCTAGGATTCACTGCTGCGGTCACACATTTATCAGCCTATGGCTCTCCTAGCACGTCGGCGGCAAACTTGATATATGCGGCAGCGGCTGGACAGCAAGCAACAACAGTCACGCAGGCGCAGCTTCAAAACAATTCTGACTTCTTGTTCTCCGCTCATTATCAGACTTCGACGTAGAGATTTTGTATGGCTATCAGCGAACGCACAGCATACGACAGCATCACGATTCTTGAGGATGGACGAATGCAGATTCGTCGTGCTCGTATCATCCTTGATAATGATGGGACAACCGAAATCAATCGAACATTCTTTCGCACAGTCCTTGAACCTGGAGAGGATGTAACAGCCTATCCAGCACGAGTTCGAGCACTCTGCAACTTCGTGTGGACTCCAGCAGTTGTCGCAGCTTATGCTGCGTGGAAGGCGGCGCAGACTCAACCATGATTAAAGTAACAGAAGCTGAGCTCTACCAAATCATCGGCGAACTCTATGTCTCACGCGCGCTCACGGACCAGGCATTAAAACAGCAGATGACGCAAGTCTCTGAAATGTCTAAGGTCATCACAAGGCTCAGAGCAGAGGCAGAAAATGGCAAATTGGAGCAACCCGACATTAACAACCAACTACGACGTGTTTCTCCTGGAGATGAAGGACAGGACAGTCGACGTAGCGACGATGTTCCTGAACGCACCGACTAATCCACCGGTTGGAGCAATTAAGCTTTTACGTGCTCCTATTAGATTTCAACAATGGAATGGAGTCTCATGGGCAGATGTGCTCTTGGACATCACAGCTGGTGGAACAGGTGGTTCTAGCGCAGCTGCAGCTCGTACTGCTCTTGGCATTGGCACAATGGGTGTCCAAGCATCCAACGCAATCGCTGTCACAGGGGGAACAATTACTGGACTCACAGGACTAACTATGACTGGGTCGGTTCTCTTTACCACTGACAATACCTACGACGTTGGCTCATTTGCGGTCCAGGTTCGCAAGGGATATTTCAAAGATGCACTCGTAATTCCCGTTGGTGTAGACAAATTCGCGACGAGCTAATGGCCAAAATCGCTGGTTCTGTCTGGGTCGAAGGAAATTTTTTCCACTTCATCGATAACTCTAATCGAGAGTGGAGATTTGCTGGCACCCTCGTCGGTGTATCAGGTGGCGGAGCTAAGGCCGGTTCTGTCTGGGTCGAAGGAAATGACCTGCACTATATCAACGAAGGTGCAACACAGGAATACTTTGTCTATGGACCAGACCAGGGAGTTCGTGCGAGCGCCAAATCTGGTTCAGTCTGGGTGGAAAACACCTTCATGGGTTGGATTAAACAGGGAGCCACAAATAAATATCTCTCCCATGACGACCTCGCTCACGTAGATACACATGATGACGTAGCTCACGGAGATACGGCACATGGTGACATAGCACATTCAGATGTAGCTCATAGTGATACGGCTCATTCGGATGTGGCTCATGTAGACCACCAAGACCATGACGACACTTCACACAGTGATTCACATACGGATACTCATAATGATGTGGCTCATGGAGACTCTCATGGTGATGTGGCTCATGATGACCATGATGACCATGATGATGCTGTGCACATCGACCACACAGATGGGCCAGATCATGATGATTTTGATCATGGCGATAACGATGCTCATGGTGATTCCCACACTGATTCTCACACTGACGGT